CGTATAGCAGCCGCTTATTATGAACGTTTACGTGATAATGTCGGTAATGATCCGGCTGGAATAGCATACGGTTGGTTAAATGGTATAACTGGTGCTAAAAAAGCTAAAAAACGTGGAGATGATTTAAAAGAACATTGGCACGTTAAAAAAGTACTAAAAAACTTAAAAGACGTAGAATAACAACTATATATGCTCTATCCAATAACGGACGAGCTAACCCTGTCTATCCTTAGAGACGACATTACGGGAGTAAATTATGTCAGAAAACGCAAGCAATCCTGCTGCACCCTCTAATCCTACCACAACAGATTCAATCGAGTCAAGTGAAAACGACGAAAGTGGAGAACAAAATCTCGATCTTTCTTCTGAAGACGATTCATCTGAATCACAACAACCTACTATTGAAGAAAAAAAGCAGATAGCTAAACTAAAAAAGCTTAAAATTAAGTTCAATGGTAAAGAAATGGAAGAAGAACTTCCGTTTGAAATCGATGATACACCAGAAAATCGTAAGTGGTTTGAAAAACAGCTTCAATTAGCTAAATTATCAACTCATAGTACACAAGAAAAGGCTCAATTAGAGAAGGAAGTACGTGCTTTTATTGAAGAATTACGTAAAAACCCTAAAAAAGCTCTAGCTAACCCTCATATTGGTGTTGACGTTAAAGCATTAGCTAAAGAGATTCTTGAAGAAGAGTTTGAGAACTCTAAAAAATCACCAGAACAGTTAAAAATTGAAGAATACGAAAGAAAATTAAAAGAAATCGAAGAAGCTCGTAAGTTAGAAGAAGATGAACGTAGACAACAAGAATACGAAGCTGTTGTTGAACGTGAATATGAACGTTATGACATGCTCATGTCTCAAGCGTTAGAAAAATCTGATTTACCTAAGTCTCCATATGTCATTAAAAAGATGACAGATTATATGATTATGGGATTACAGGAAGGTATGGATATTAATCCAGCCGATGTATTACCTATCGTAAGAGAAGAAATCATGAATGATATCAAAGAGATGTTCGGTGCTATGCCTTTAGAGGTTATGGAACAAATCATTGGTGGTGATAATCTTAATAAATTACGTAAGAAAAGACTTGCAACTAAAACACCTCCAGCTAATCCTTTAAAACAAGTTAAAGATGTTGCTGGTAAGTCTGATTCTAAACCAAGTACTGAAGATAAGAAATCTTTTAGAGATTTTTTCGGAGTATAACTAATTGAAATCATTGGGTTATTTAATAATATTTAAGTAACTCTTTGATTTTTAACAACTATTAATGTCAAAAAAGTGTTTTCTACACATGAGCGACTTCATATGACCGTTTTTAACGAGTATGAATAATCACAAGATGCGTACCACACCCTAAAGACATTTTAGTATAATATTAACTTTTTGTCAAGAGGATTGTTTATGTCAATTTCTTTCCAAGCTAAAGATAGCCAAATCTTAGGACAACAACTCAAAGTTCAAGAGATTGTTGTTAAACACGGCAGCCCACTTTTAGAGGTTTCAGGGGCTGATATTTTAATCGATATCAAAGAAGAAATCGAGTCAATTGAATTGGTTTTATTTAAAGATGATTCAGCAGTTACTGTTGCACCTATCGCTCAAGCTAACTTATCGGTAGATTCATCAACAAAAATTAAAATCGCATCACTAACAACTGCTGCTAATGACGTTTTAGTTGTTAAGTATATCGTAAAATAAGGAGATAACATATGTCTAGTGCAAATACATTAGCGTCACTTAATGGTATGTTCAAAGAAGCATACGCTGACAAACTAAAAGAATTAATTCCAGATGGTGTTAAACTTTTAAACAAAATTAAATTTATGTCGAAAGACAAACAACCGGGTAACAACTACCACCAACCAGTAATTCTAGGTATGGAACATGGTGTTACTTTTGCTGGTTCTGATGAAGATGCTTTCAACTTGTTACCACCAGTAGCAGGACAAATCAAAGATGCAACTGTAAAAGGTTCACCAATGGTTATGAGATCTTTATTAGGATACGTATCAGCAAGCCGTGCTGCTCAAGGTGGAGAAAAAGCGTTCATGGATGCAACTAAATTCTTAGTGGCTAACATGCTTAGATCTATGTCTAAGAAACTTGAAATCCAAATGCTTTACGGTCAAAAAGGATACGCTGCTATTTCTGCTGTTTCAACTGCAACTTTAACAATCAAAACTTCTGAATGGGCACCGGGTATCTGGGCTGGAGCAGAAGGTATGCCAATCGAAATTCGTTCATACGAAGCGGCTGGATCTAACCCGGGAGCTTCAAGTTCACGTAGTGAAGCTGTTGTTAAGTCTGTTGACTTAGAAAACAAAACTGTTACTCTAGTAAGTGCTGTTTCTGGTATCGTAGTTACTGCGAACCAAGAAGACGTTATTTTCCACAAAGGTGCTTTTGGTAATGAATTTCCGGGAATCCACAAGATCCTTGAAACTACTTCTGGTACACTTTTCGGTATCAACGTTTCAGACTATAACCTTTTCAAAGGTAATAGCTACTCTGCTCAATCAGCAGCATTATCTTTTACTAAATTAAACTTAGCTGCAGCAAGAGCTGTTGAAAAAGGTTTAGATAGTAAATTATTAGTTCTAGTAAACCCTAGAACATGGGCAAATATGCTTAACGATCAGGCTTCTTTAAGACGTTATGATAGTTCATATTCTGAAGCTCAATTAAAGCAAGGTTCTAAATCAATCCAATTCTTCGCTCAAAACGGTGAATTAGAAATCGAACCTTCAATCTACGTTAAAGAAGGGTATTGTTATATGCTTTCTATCGAAGATTGGTTCAGAGTTGGGTCTAGCGACGTAACTTTCAAGAGACCAGGCCAAGGTGAAGAGTTCTTTAGAGATCTCGAGAACTCGGCTGCTTACGAGTTAAGACTGTTCACAGACCAAGCTATCTTTACGATGGCTCCGGGACGTAACGTTCTCGTCACAAACATCGTCAACGCTGCATAATCTTACGTAGCGTTTCTTTCTTAAATAAACCCGGTGCAATGCCGGGTTTTTTATTGACATATAATAAGATATAACATATACTACTCTCATGTACGAAAAAACTTGTACAAAATGTAATACTTTACTACCTATCAAATGTTTCCCTGTTTATAAAGGGAAGTCTAAATCTATTTGTCGTACTTGTTTAAATACTTCATCTAAACAATGGAGACTTTCTAATAAAGAACAAATTAAATCATATAATAAACAATATAGAAGTTCTAATCAAACTGTAATAAAAGAACAACGTAAACAATATCGTAAAAATAATAGAAGTAAAATCAATGAGTATGAACAGATAAAATTACAAACAGATATTACCTTTAAATTAGCTAAAAGATTACGTAATAGATTGAATGATATTGTTCGTCAAAATTTTAAATATAAACGATCTAAATTAAAAGAATACTTAGGTTGTAGTTTATCAGATCTTAAAATTCATATAGAATCATTATTTCAAGTAGGTATGACGTGGGATAATTATGGTGAATGGCATATCGATCATATTAAACCATTAAGTTCGGCTAACACTGAAGAAGAATTATACAGTTTAAATCATTATACTAACCTTCAACCATTATGGGCTATTGATAATATTAAAAAGAGTAATAAATGACTTGTTGGCAAAAATTACAAAGAGATAGATATTTACAAGAAGATATAGATAACGGTTTCCCAACTGACGTAAAAGCTAGAGACTTTTCACTACAATTCGAAGAATATAATCAAGAACATAAAAAATTTATTGAACGATATGAATGGTTAGGAACTATAGGATTTAACGTTAAATGGGTATTTACAGCTCGATATATGGATAAACTAGGTGGGGTTGTTATAATATCTGAACCTAATGCTTACCAGTTCGATAAAGATAAAGAAGCTTTGATACAAAGAGGAGCATGTGCTAGTTGGACTCCTAAGAATTTAGCAAGTAGACTTATCATGTTTAGTTGTAAATGGATGAAAAACAATACATCTAAAAGAATATTTGTAGCTTATAGTGATCCAGAGGCTGACGAAATAGGTACAGTTTACCAAGCTTGTAATTTTGATTATTTAGGTAATAATTTTGGAGATATTATTAATTATAAACTACCTAATGGTAAAATAGTAAATAGCCGGTACTTCACTAGAACATCATCGATGAAGAGATGGGCTAAAGAACTTGGTATAGAATGGTCTAAAGATTGGTTAAGAAGTAATGGGTTTCAAGATACTTCAAAAATACCCAAAGAAATACTTGACTCTTTGAAAAACTATGCTAAATTAAAAAAAGATGAATGTTCTATTATTACTAAAAAAAGTAAAGGGAAGTATATTTTAGGGTTAGGTGTGTGTAAAACGTGGAAATCACTCCCTTATCCTAAACGGAAGTAATATGCAAGAAAATATTAGCCCAGATCTTAAACTTATAATCATCACTCATATCCAAAAACAAATACGTAAAACAGATTTACATATATTCTTATATAATGCTTTAAGGAGACAACGTTATGACATTAAATGGTGAACAACTTTTAGCTATTCATCGTGAATTAAGTGATTTAGAATTACGTAGCAGTTCTGGTAATGTCGTTAAATATGAATCAGGTACTGTACCTAAAGTTTTAATAGACTTTCTAGGTGCTACCGTTCAAGAAGTTTCAAGTAACTTCGGTAAATACTACATTATAACGATAGATTATAACAAAATCAAATAGAAACAAGACCTTAGACAGTATATTTTAACAACTATATACGGTAAATCTAGTCTAAGGGTTCATAATGTCCGTAAAAATCACAATAAAAGGTCGTACAGTCGACTTCCCTGTTTCAGGTGATTCTCCAGATTGGGGTCCAGCGGTTACAGAATTTGCACAATCTGTTGAAGAAGCTATAAACTCTGTAGCTGGTACATTCGATGTTGCTCCTCAAATTCAAATTATAGACGCTTCAAATCCGGGAACTAATGTAATTATAGATAATCTATTATTTCCACCAACTGACGTTCAAGGTGCTACCATATACTATGCAGTATATAGAAAAACAGACGAAACTACTTTAGGATCGGCTGATAATGTAAGCGTATCGGAAGCTGGTCAATTAGTTATCTCATATAATGAAGGTTCTGGTGTATTTGAAATGTCTCGTCAAGGTTCAGGAGATGCTTCTATTGAATTTGACATAACAAATACTGGACAAATTAGATTTACAACAAGTACTTTAACAGGTATCAATCACACTGGTTATATCTCATATAGAGCATTATCCGTATTAAATTCATAAGGAATTCGTAAATGAATGTTTTCACAAAAATTTGGGAAGGTTTAAAACTTAAAGCGAAAACTTCTTTAAATTCATCTACTAAAGGTGAATTAGAAGTAGAGGATTCGTCAGGGAGATTAAATTACCACAATGGAACTACACGTTCACCTGTTGTAACAGAAGCTCATTCAGCAACTCTTACAAACAAAACTATAGATGCTGATCAGAACACTATCTCTAACATTGAAAATGCTGACATTAAAGCAGGTGCAGCTATTGATGCTTCTAAATTAGCTGATGGTTCAGTTTCTAATACTGAATTTCAATATTTAGGTAACGTTACTTCAGATATTCAAACACAATTAAATACAAACGCTACAAATATTTCAAATCACTTATCAGACACTACCGATGCTCACGACGCTAGTGCTATATCTAATGTTCCATCTGGTAACTTAGCTGCAACTGATGTTCAAGCTGCTTTAGATGAATTACAAAGTGATATTGACACAAGAGCTACTTCTACTGATTTATCTAATCACATAAACGATGCTACAGACGCTCACGATGCAAGTGCTATTTCAAATGTTCCTTCAGGAAATCTAGCAGCTACCGATGTACAGTCAGCGTTGAATGAACTTCAATCAGATATCGATACAAGAGTTTCAGCTTCAGGTTCTGCTACTCTTACAAACAAAACTATTGACGGTGATGATAATACTATTCAAGATTTAGCATTAACTTCAATTAAGACAAACTTAACAGATGCTAATAAATTTATTGTTCGTGATGCTTCAGGTATTCCTGTATCTAATACAAAAGCAGTACCTACTGGTGATGTTGTAGGTTCTTCTGATACACAAACTCTTACAAATAAAACATTAACAGATCCTAAAATTAACGTAATAGTAGGAGCAGAGCAATCTTCAACTCCTTCAAATCCGTCTTCAGGTGATCGTAAATTATATTTTAAAAACGATGGTAAACTTTATCAATTAAATTCATCTGGTATTGAAGTAGAAGTAGGTGCTGGTAATACATCTTTAAATACTATATTTCAATTAATAGGAACTGAAAGCTTATCTGATTGGTCAACAGGGGATAATGCTACGTTTTTAGGTGGAGGTACTTTAGCTGGTACATTCGCTAAAGAAACATCTGCACCTCTTAATGGTATCTCTTCATATAAATATACACAAGCAGCAGGTTCACTTGACGACTATTTAGCGTCACCTGTTCAGTCTGTACCTTCTAAGTTTAGAGGACAAACTGTATTCTTTACATTCTCATATAAATACGACGGAGCTAATACTGACATTCAACCAGTAATCTACGACGTAACTAACGCTGCTATAATCAGCGATACAACTTTACGCTTATCGTTAAACTCAACTACTGCTGCAACGTTTATGACTTCGGTAGTAATACCAAGTTCATGTACACAAGTTAGAGTAGGGTTTCACGTTAAAGCTTTAAATAGTGGTAAAATCTTAACGTTTGATGACGTTCAAATGAGTCAAGATTCGGTAGCTTTAGCATTGACTAATGTGAACGATACACAGACTCTTTCTTACTCAGCAGCACAATCTTCATTTCAAGATAGATCAGGTGAATTAAGATTCCCTTCAGGGTTAACTACTTCTAGTTTTTCAGGACCAAGTGTTTTAAAAATAGAAGACGATGCCGGCAACACTCGTACTAAATTCACAGCAGTTACAAAATGTTATGTTAGTTTATCTTTTACAGTATCATTAGGTGTAAATGTTACAATGTCTGTTTATAAAAACGGTACAGATGTTGGAAATCAAATAGGTAGCTCGGCTGGTGGTTTTTCTCAGATTTCTTGGGATGGAACATTAGAAGCAGGTGAATATCTAACATACGGTGTTGATTCTAGTATATTAAATAACGGAGATTTAGCTAAATTAGCTATTATTGCTACAAAAATAAATCCAGCTATTATAGTTCCTCAATTTGGTGACGATTCATACGTTAAAGTCTACACAGCTAATGGTTATGGTTCTTCAGCTACTAAGATTAGACGTTTTACAACTGTTGATCAGAATCAAGGTAATGCTATTACTTACGCTGATTCTGCTACAAATGGTGCTAGTTTCACTATTAATACAGCAGGTTTGTATAACATTTCATATACAGATAGAATGTCAAGTACAGGAACTATTGGTATATCTAAAAATGCTCCTTCTTTAACTACTGATATTTATTCAGTAGCAGAAGCTAATAAATTAGCTCAAGAAACTGTAGGTGGTTCTAATCAGACTTCATCATGTTCAGTTAATGCTTGGTTAGCTGTAGGTGACGTTATACGTCCTCACACTGACGGAGTAGCGTCGGCTTCAGATGCAACCATATTTTCAATTACTAAAATAGGATATAAAGCATTATCAGCAGTACCATTACCTCAAATTGCTACTATTAGTGAAGTACAAACTTCTGGTACAAATGGTGGTACTTTTACTTCAGGTGCATGGCAGACTAGAACTTTAAATACATTAAGTGACCCTACTGGAATTGTAACAAGCTTATCAAGTAATCAATTTACATTACCAGCAGGTGAATACTATATTGACGTTGCTGCTCCTGCCGTACAAGTAGATCATCATAAAGCTAAACTTAGAAACATAACAGATTCTACAGATGCGTTAATTGGTAGTAATAATTTCTGTAACGCAGGAGCTACGGTTATGAATCACTCATTAATCAAAGGTAGAATAGTATTAACAGCATCTAAAACGTTTGAAATACAGCATAGATGTTCAACTACTTTCGCTACTGCCGGATTTGGTGGACCTTCTAACTTTAGTGTTGAAGAAGTATATACACAAGTAAAGATTACTAAAGTTAAATAGGAGATAATATGCTTATAATGGAAAATATGACACCAGAACAAATCGAAGCTTTACAAGCTGAGATGGAAGCGGCTGAACAAGCTAGACTGACTGAAGTAGCTAGAGTAGAAGCTCTCACAGCACGTTTTAACGCTATACCTGACGTACATTTAGCAGTACATTTAGCTGGATTACAAATCAGTAACCCTGCTTTAGTATTGAAAGAAGCTATTGAAAGTAACGACGACAGTAACTTGAGTTTATTAGAAGCACAAGTAGTTAACGTACAAGCTAAAATCGACCAAGAAACTATTAATAGAAATGCTCGTAAGTTTTTAGCTGATACTGACTATAAAGTAATTCGACACTATGAACAAAAATTAGCTAACGTACAATGTTCAATGTCTGATTTAGAGTTTAACGAGTTAATGTTAGAAAGACAAAATAAACGTAATAGTATTGTAGAGTAAGGATAACTAACAATGACAAATAAAACAAGTAAACAATCCGACAATTTAGACTTTGAACAAGTTATTGCTGAAGTATATAACGGTGTCGATAAATCCATAACTACAGCTAGTTTTGTTGTAGGAAAAGTTGGTCACAAAATCGAAAAAGTCAATGTATCAGTTAATATCGAAGATTATAAATATTACGACGGTTCAACTCTTCTTTATACAATAAGAATAACATATACAGACGGAACTAAAACAGATTTAAGTTCAGTCGAAAGAACGGTATAATGACACAACGTGATTATATGTTTAGTAAAGTTGATCCATTTTTAACCGATAGAAAGTCCAAATGGGCGATATCATGTCCTACTTGTCAACACGAAAGATATGTTTCATATTGTCAAGTTTGGAATATAAAAACAAATAAAAATAGTGGCGATTGTTATAAATGTGCTGAATCTATAAGAGATAATAAATCAAAATTCAAAAAAGGTCAAACACCTTGGAATAAAAATATTGAATACAAATGTAATCGTAATTATGATAAAAATAAGAGACAAATGGAAATAATTAACACTTTAGGTGGTATAGATTATACAGAAGAAATTCGTGATAAAATGTCTAAGAGCAAATTAAATAAGAAGGCTAATCTTAGCAATGCTTGGAGAGGTGGAAAAACATCTGAACGTAAGTTAGCTCTTTCTAGTATTCAATATAAAGAGTTAAAAAAAGAAGCACTTAAACGTGATTGTTATAAATGTCAACTTTGTTCAAGTAATAAAAAATTAGAACTACATCATGTTAAAGAATGGTGTAATTATCCTGACTTACGTTACGACATTACTAATGTTCAGATTTTATGTAAAGAATGTCATAAGAAAACTGATAACTACGCTACTAAAGCAATTTTAAAGAGAGAAAAATAATGGCTTTTTTTTACAATCCTCTTACAGGTAATTTAGATTACTACGAACAATCTACAGGTGGTAGTACTTCATATACTCCCGGAGATCCTGCTCATTGGAATCCAGATCCATCAACAGTAGGTGACGCTCTCGATCAACTCGCAGATCGTACAACAAAATATGTACAAACATTTGTATCAGGTGATTGGACAGGACCGAGTGGTGGTGAATACAGTTTAGTAATAAACGAAGCTGCTCATTTAAAAGGTGTATATCCAACGGTAACAATATATGAATTAGTAAGTGGGAGCTACGAAGAAGTTACTTGTAGTATTACAATAGATAATTCAGGATTAATAACAATAAAAGTTTTAGAAACGCCAGACAATCGATTTAACGGTCGTGTCATTATAGAATAATAGGAGAAAACAATGGCTGCTAACAAATTTAAAAGCGGTATTAACGTACAAGGTGGAAACTTTACGTTATCAACACAGACCGCATCTAGAGCGTTACAATTAGACGCTTCAGGTAACATCGTATCAAGTTCAGTAACGCTTACTGAATTAGGTTACGTATCAGGTGTTACAAGTTCTATCCAAACACAATTAAACACTAATGCAACTGACATTTCAAATCACTTATCAGATGCTACAGATGCTCACGATGCAAGTGCTATTTCTAACGTACCTTCGGGTAATTTAGCTGCGACAGATGTACAATCAGCGTTAGATGAACTACAATCTAATATCGACGATGTTCAAACCGATATTAACGATCTTGTTTCATTATCAGGTGTTGCAGCAAATGCTGTAAATTTAGGAACATTTTCAGGTACAACAATTCCTGATAATCAAACTGTTAAACAAGCTATTCAAGCTTTAGAAACTGCTTTAGAAGCTATGCCAGATCCAATGGAATACAAAGGAAACTGGTCAGCAGCTACTAATACTCCATCGTTAGCAGATGGTGTTGGTAATAACGGAGATGTATATCACGTTAATGCAGCAGGTACTGTTGATTTCGGTAATGGGAATATTACATTCGTAATCGGTGATAAAGTTGTATATAACGGAGCTACATCACAATATGAAAAGTGGGATTTAACTGATTCAGTAACTTCAGTATTCGGTAGAACAGGAGCAGTAACAGCTCAGTCTGGAGATTATACAGCTTCTCAAATTACAAATACACCTGCTGGTAATATTGCAGCAGTTACAGTACAAGCTGCTATCAATGAATTAGATTCTGAAAAGTTCGCTTCTGCTGACTTTAACTCTACATTTGATACTAGATTAGCAACAAAAAGTACTTCAGATCTATCTGAAGGTACTAACCTTTACTTTACAGATGAAAGAGCACAAGACGCTGTTGGTGCAGCATTAACTGATACAGCTTCTATTGATTTTACATATAACGATGCTGGTAATCAAATCAGTGCAGCAGTTCTTCCTGCTGGTGTAGACCACGATTTATTAGCTAACTTTGTAGCTAATGAACACGTAGATCACTCTTCAGTATCTATCAATACTAACGCTAACTCAGGTTTAAGTGGTGGTGGAGATTTAACAGCTTCTAGATCACTTGTTGTTGATATTAACGGTACAACTGCTGAAACTTCAGTAGCTAATGGTGATGAAATCTTGATTTATGACGTATCAGCTTCGGCTCGTCGTAAAATGACAAGAGCTAACTTCTTAGCTGGTGTTCCTTTAAGTTCTGCTGGTGATATTAACGAATCAAGTTTTTCTGCTGCTAATAACCAAGTCGCAGCGGCTGATGTAACAGGGTTAGCTTTCGCTTCTGGTTCTGTACGTAGCTTTAAAGCATTAGTTTCAGTTGAAATCGATGCGACTGCTGATTTGTATGAATCTTTTGAAATACTAGGTGTTAATAAAGGTTCTAGTTTCGATATTACTGTTAGTTCAGTAGGTGACGATTCTGGTATAGTATTCAGTATTACAAACGCTGGACAGATTCAATATACGTCAACTAACGTAACAGGATTTGTTTCAAATACTATTAGATTTAGAGCAATTACAACCAACTTTTAGTAAGTTGGGAGTGTGAATTAACAACTTTATAAGAGAAATTTTATGAGAAATATATCACACTTAGATGCTAATATGATAATCCGAACACAACACGATGAGTCTAACGAGGCTCAACGTGTTGTAATCGTTTCTGGAGAGAACCTAAAGATCGATCCAGATAACTTAAAACAAGCGTTGAAGGATATAAAAATAGAAGTTAATGTTCCTAATTCCGAGAAGTTAGTGTATGTTAACAAGATTCCTTCCTATATTTTCGCTATCTTAGGGTCACTAGTCACACTGAATATAGTGCTAGTTATAAAAATAATTAAAGGGGTATAAATGAAATCTTTCCAAAAGATGATGGAGAAAAAGAAAGCATCTAAGATGTCTCCAGTAGAAAAAGATGCAAAAATGAACGTATTAGAAGATCTACGTAACCATGCTATGAAAGCTATGGGTGGTAAGATTAAGAAAGTTACAGTAGCTTCAGATAGCAAAGAAGGACTTGAAAAAGGTCTAGATATGGCTAAAGAAAAGGTTGAAGAAGTTGAAAGCGATGAAGACGAATCAATTGAATCACCTGAAATGGAATCTTCTGAAGAAGAGTGTAATACTCCAGAAGAGATCGATGAAAAGATCGCTGAACTTTTAAAGAAAAAAGAAGAACTTAAAAAGCTACAAGCTTAATATAAAGGATTGTAATGGCAACCCCATACAAAACCAGTAACGATATTATCGAAGCTGTTAAACGTAATAGTGCAGTACCTATCTCACAAAATACGTTTTCAGAAGATGATATACTAAAATTTGCTAATGAAGAAATGATGATAGCTGAAGTACCTAGTGTTCTTCAGTTCCAAGAGAATTATTTCTCATATGATTACGAAGTAACATTAGTAGATGGCAAGAATAAGTATCCTATTCCTAAAAGAGCAATAGGTATGAATATTCGAGCTTTATTTTGGAAAGACTTGTCTGGAAATTTATTCGAGATGACTCAGATAAATCCTGACGATCAATCATACTTCCAACGAAATGTAGGTGCTAATCAAGCAGTACATAAATACTACTTCGAAGGTAATGATATTGTTCTTACCCCTAGAATGATAACAAATCCAACAGGTAGTTTAGTATTTAAGTTCTATATTAGACCTAATCAACTAGTTGTAAATAGTAGAGCTGCTTTCTGTAAAAATTTCTGTAAAGAAATAACTATAGATAATACTAACTTAGTTAGTGGCGATACTTTATCTATAGGTTCTTTAGTTTTTGAAGCAGGTGTTGATTTTAGTATCGGTGTTAATGATATAGCTACAGCAACTAATTTAGCTCAGGCTATTCAAACAGAAGGTACTTACTCAGCTTCTAATGGTACACCATCTACTGCTATAGTTACATTAAAATACACTGATATAAATACTGATATAGTGTCATCATCTAGTGGTATGACAGTAAACTCTAAAGAGATTATAGAGTTTACATCGACTGTTCCTACTAATATAGCGAATAGTACGTATATAGATTTCCTTGAAACTGAAGGTGGACATAGAACTTTTAAATATGATGTTCTATTAGGTGCTAACGTAGTTTCAGGTTCAACTATATCGTTTAATTCAGGTGTGATTCCTACTGATTTTAAAGTAGGTGATTACATAGCTTCTCAATATGAATGTATAATTCCTCAGATTCCTGATGATTTACATATAAGTTTAGTACATAGAACATGTGCTAGAATAATGTCAGCTCAAGGTGACTTACAGGCAGTTGGTGATATCGATAAGAAATTAGCAGAAGTTGAACAGAGACAAGCTAATCTTATTGATAATCGTGGAGCAGGTGATCCTAAAAAAGTATTAGCTAGACATTCACATTTACGCTACGGTAAATCTAGAGATCGTCGTCGTTTATAGGAGTATAAGTGGCATCAACTATATTACTTAAAGCTGCAGGGCTTATAACGTCTCCTAACTTATTAGATAGACCAGACGGTGCTCTTTCTGAAGCTAAGAATATAATCATTAAAAGAGATGGTATTATTGAACCGTCACGTGGTTTTAAACTATACGGAACAAACTTACCATCACCTAACGATAGAGTTAAACAGTTAACTCAATATCGTAATAGAATTTTACGTCATTATGGTAATGTATTACAATATGATGACGGTTCAGGTAACTTTTCTAATTTTTCAGGAACATTTACAGAAACACAAACAGGGTTACGTGTTAAATCAGTAGAATCTAACGGTAACTACTATTTCACTACAAATACAGGTATTAAGAAAATTAGTGCTCGAAATGGAGCAGATTTAGATAACGGTGTAGCAGTAACTGATGCAGGTGGTATAAAAGCAGTAGATATGCAAGCTACTTCTAATTATATCTACGGTAATCAAACAGGGTTTTTACCTCAAGATTCAGCAGTAGCATATCGTGTAGTGTGGGCTTCAAAAGATCTTAATAACAATTTAGTAACAGGAACGCCATCACAACGAGAAACTGTTTACAATTATATGACACCAATGATGATACAAGATTTTCTGTATATGTTGGTGAATCTAGATAATATAACTGATACTACAACAACTGCACGTATTTCAGATGGTAACTATACAAATACTTTAAAATTACCTATAACAGCATCTGCTACTGAATTACGTACTAACTTAATAAGTTTATGTTCTAAATTAGATAACGACATATTTATAGCAGATCAAGCAGCAGTAGCTCCATTACAAATTTCAAGTGCTGTTATAAGTTCTGGTGTTTGTACTGTTACATTTTCATCAGGTGATCCTACACAATATTGGTTAGCAAATAGTAAAGTATTTCTAGCAGGGTTTGCACCGGCAACTGGTACATTAAATGGTGCTCAAACATTAGTAACTGTAACGTCTACTACGATTGCTTTTAACACATCAGCAACTGGAGCTGTTACTCTATCATCAGCTACTATATATTCTAATGAATATAGAAGTATTACACAACCTTCTACTATTGATATTCCAACTCCTAATCAACAATTAGTTGAAATCCAAAACTATATGGACAGTATCATTCAACGATTACAGTCCGAAAATGTCAATATTATAACATTAGCTAACGCTACTACTTATATTGATTTACTAGATATTACTACATCATCAACTGTAGATATAGCAGTAACTATACCGGAAGGTGTTACTGAAAATCATTTCATGCAGGTTTATAGATCAAGTATAGCTCAAGCTGAATTAACAACAGTATTAGACGATCTAACGCCTTCAGATGAACTTCAATTAGTTTATGAGGCATATCCAACATCTGCAGAATTATCAGCAGGTGAAATTATATTTACAGATGAAACTCCTGATGAATTTAGAGGAGCTAATCTCTATACAAACGCAGCAACTGGTGAAGGTATTACACAAGCTAATGACATACCTCCGTTTGCTAAAGATATTAATCGTTTCAGAAATTCTATATTCTATGCTAATACCAGAACTAGACATAGATTGTTTATTAATCTATTAGGTGTTCAAAAGATCATTGATGATTATAATAGCTCATTAAATCCTGTTATAACTATCGCTAATGGTATTAATGACTTTACTTATAGTTTTATTTTAGGTATTCAAGAGTCTGTAGATATTACATGTACATCAGGTGGAACAATATCGGACGATCAATACTTTGATATACCAGCAGTACGTGGCGTTACTTATAGAGTGTGGTACGATGTATCTGGTTCAGCAGTAGGTCCGACAATACCTTCTGGTTACATATCAGTTAAAGTTAGAATAACTAACGTCGATACAGCTACTCAGGTTGCAGATAAAACACGTGATCAACTTTCATTATATGTAAATGATTTTGAAGTAAGTTCTTCAACAGGTGTTTTAACTGTTCTTCAGACAGAGTTTGGATACGTAGGTAACTATAATCCGGGAACTGTAGGTTTCACAGGTGTAACAACTGAAGGTCAAGGTGAAGACGCTGTTGATAGAAAAATACTATTATCTAATTTAACATCACCAGCTAGATCAGTAGATGCTACAGCTAGATCGTTAGTTAGAATTATAAATAAAAATGATGATAGTCCAGTATATGCTTATTATCTATCTGGAGCACAAGATGTTCCGGGTAAAATTCTTTTAGAATCTAAAGATTTATCTGATAATACATTTTACGTTGTAGGAAGTAGCTCTAATGTAGGTTCTTCATTTAATCCTAATATCGAACCTAATTCTGACATAACAGCAGTTACAACAGGTACTACAACTACTATTACAAATCCTTCACATGGTTTAGTTCAAGGTGATTATGTATTATTAACAAATACAGATGCTACTCCATTAATAGGTACAATGTCACCTTTAGATGGTTTACATCAAGTATCTTTAGTTGTTGATTCTAATAATTTTGTTTTAAATATATCTACAAGTACAGCTAATGTACGTGGTTCTATTTTAAAAGCTGTTGACTCTAATTATTCTGAAAATGAAATTAAAGTTAATAGAGTATACTACTCAAAGTTTCAACAACCTGAAGCTGTTCCTATCACAAATTACTTTGATGTAGGTGCTACCGATAAAGAAATTTTAAGAATATTTCCGTTAAGAGATTCGTTATTTGTTTTTAAAGAAGATGGGTTGTATCGTATATCAGGAGAGTTCGCTCCTTTTAACGTTTCATTATTCGATTCTTCTTGTATATTAAAAGCCCCTGATTCAGTGAGTGTTGCTAATAATTTAGTTTATAGCTGGACTACTCAAGGGATTGTTACTGTTACAGAATCTGGTGTTCAAATTATCAGTAGAGTTATTGATAACCAGATATTAAAGTTAGCTTCTGCTAATTATACTAACTTTAAAACAGCAACATGGGGAGTGGGTTATGAGTCTGATAACAGTTATACTGTTTGGACAGTCAGTGAGCCTAGTGATGAAGTCGCAAGCATTGCTTATCGTTATTCCAATTTAACAAATACATGGACAACATTAACTAGAAGTAATACGTGTGGTATTATATTTAGTTCAGATGATAAGATGTACATAGGTGCAGGTGACACTAATTACATTGAACAAGAACGTAAAAACTTCGATAGAACAGATTATTCTAATAGAGAAGTAGATACTATCATAAACAATAATAAGTTTTCAGGAACTACTGTAATATTACCATCAGTAACAGGTGTAGAAGTAGGAGATGCGTTTGTTCAAACTCAGTATCTTACTATATATGAATTTAATAGTTTATTAAAGACTCTAGATAACGATCCCGGAATTGTAGATAATAACTTCTTTTCAACATTAGAAGCTGTTTCGGGTAATAATTTACGTTCTAAAATAGAAGCACTTGCTACTAAATTAGATAATGATACAGGCGTTGTACAAACTGATTACTTATCAACAATTTCATTAAAAACAGGATCGATAACTGCTACACAAGCAGGTAATTCAACTGTTATAACATCGAGCAATCATGGATTATTTACTGGACGTATCGTTAATATTACTGGTACTTCTTATGATGGAGAGTATTCTGTAACTGTTATAGATGCTAATAACTTTTCTATACCTAAGAAAACTATTAGTAACACTTCAGGTGGAACATTTGAAACTCTTAATCAGAATTTAAAAGACATTGAACAATGTTATAATAAAATTGTAACAAAATTAAATGCAGATACAGGTGTTTCATTTAGTAATTATATGCAAGTTGATACTGTAACATTAATGGAAAGTATTATAACAAACGTTAATAAAGTATCTAAAACAATAACACTTAATAAAAATATTCAATATACCGTAGGCGATGTTGTAATATTCAAAGCTATTAAATCTAGCTTTACTTATAACCCTAATACAATGGGCGATCCGTTAAGTTTAAAACACGCAAGAGAAGCTACTCTAATGTTTAATACAAGAGCTGTAACAAGTGGTACATTAGAATTTTCAACAGATCTTTTACCTGCGTTTATACCAGTTAATTTTGATTTAGATGGTAACGGTATATTCGGTAGTGGTAATTACGGAGCCGGTTTTTTCGGTGGTGCTAGTAATGCAGCTCCATTTAGAACATATATTCCAAGAAACTGTCAACGTTGTAGATATATCTCAGTAAAATTCTCTCACACAATAGCTAGAGAATCTTACGATATTTTAGGTACAACAATCACAGCAGAAGTTGGATTAAGTACGAGAGCTTATAAATAATGAAGTTACCTAATTTTAGAAGAATAATTACTACAGATTTCTCAAGTGAATATCAATCTCTTGTTGATCAACTATCTGTAACAATCAATCAAGGGTTAGAAGTATTATATTCAGCTCTTAATAAACGTTTAACATTTGATGATAACTTTCAAGCAACTGTTAAAGATTTAGATGTTGTTGTAAATGCTTCAGGTATTCCTAAAGTTAAAACATCTTTTAAACAGGATTCCCAAGTTGAAACTCTACAAGTTAAAGGTCTTTTAGTTGTTTCAGTTAGAAATCTAACAAATTCTGCAGGTTATCCTACATCAGGTGTTACAATATCATGGACACAAACAAACGACGGTGTTTCTATAGATCATATAACAGGTTTAATACCTGATAATACTTATAGATTACGAGTTATCTCATTGAATTAACAACTATATAGTGGTGTAATATGGCTTTTAACGATCCTAAGAATCAACAAAATCAAGGTTTTAAACCTCAAAATCCTCAACAACAAAGAAGAGGTTCAGGGTTTACTAACATTAATAGAGTGTTACAAGCTAACACTAATAACAGACTCGGACAAGCAGTATCTCAAGGTGTATTAGGTCAATCAGAACAAGCTAGACAAAATATTCGAGGATCAGCATCTCAGTTTAGAGACCAAGCAAATCAAGGTAGATTAGATACTGAAGCCAATAGAGCAGCTCGTAGTAATGTTTTAAATAAAGTGGAACAAACTCAAGACACACCTCCTGTTGTTGGTGAACAAGAAGTAGGACAATTCGAAAAGTTCCGTTCAGGTGCTTATTCAGGTCCACAACAATTACAAAACGAAGGTGAGTTACAAGCTCAAACTGAAAACGCTCAAGCTTTAGGTAGAATGACACAAACAAGCGGTGGTAGACAAGGTTTACTACAAAGATACGCAGGTGGTGGACAATATAATGTAGGTCAACAACGTATAGATAACTTATTGTTATCAGCTCAACCCGGAGCATTAAACGCTGTTAGACGATATACTTCAGGATTAGACGAAGATTTATCACGTGCTAAAAATGAAGCAGCCAATCTATCTAGTATGTATACTCAGCAAGCTAAGGGCTTCGCTGATGAAACATCTAGAATGTTAGCTGAAAAAAATAAAGCACAAGAAGATTTAGCTCGTTCTGATTTCGAAGCAAAAGCTAAAGCGTCAACAGATGTTGATGCAAAACTTAATGCTTTACGTGAAGATTTAGCTAAGGGTGAAATTAGTAAAGAAGATGCTGAAGCATTAGGTATTACTGATTTAATGGGTAGATCAGCAATGGGTGGAAATTTTGCTGATTATTTAAAACGTGAAGGTTCATCAGTTCCAACTAGTGAAGCTGATACTATTGAAAAAATGAACGCTGCTCGTATTAACGCACTACAGAAGTTAATGGGTAGACAAGATAAATACGATCTAGAAAAAGCTGGACAATATAAAGCAGCAAAAGCTGGTTTCGATGTTGATAAATTTAAACAAGATATCGGTAATAAAGATATAGAAGCTCGTAAAGAATTAGAAAGAGCTACAGCCCTTGGTAGATTAGGTGCAGGTGACGCTGGTTTAAAAGGAAGCTTACAACACCTTAATACATTAGGTGCTAATATAGATTATAACAGATTAGTTAATACTATGGGAGCTACTGATAGTTCAGGTAAGCAAGATTATATTTTAAATGAACAAACACGTAACATGATAAATAATGTACGTAATACAGCAGCTAATACTTTTTATTCAAATCCAGAATTACAAAAACAATTTGGTGATGTTAATAAATATGTTAATCAACAGGTTGTAAATGCTGTCAGTGATCAAGGTATCTATAATCCAGCTTTCCAACAAGCTCAACAAAAAGCTATGAACGAATACAATCAGCGTTCTGATTTTAGTAGTTATCCTAATTTACCTAGATATACTGAGAACGCTAATGATACATTAGCTAGATTATTCAGATCAATGGCAGGTATGAATACAGATCAAACTGAATCGTACAATCGTCAGGCACAGGAAATTCAAGCTAAATATGGCGATATGTTAAAAAATATACTTAAAGAGAAAAAGAAATCATAATGAAACAATTAACGAAAGATTTATTACGTGAAATGTATGATAGTGATGAAAATCTAATTAATCTATATCATCAATGTGCAGGTGAAGGTCTCGATAGTTGTGTTAATGATGAATGGAAAATGTTAGAAGATAATAAAATATACACAAAACTTTTAGAAAGAGAAGGTCGTATAATTGGTTATTTCGGTATAGAATCGAATAATGGAATGCAAGCTCTTACTAGTTTTTTCATTGATCCTACTTTTCGTAAAAAAGAATACATGGAAGGTATCTGGAAAGAGATTTGTGATAACTTCTGTCCAGTATTTTTCGTTGGATTATATGAACATAATACACCTGCACGTAAATTTATTGAACGTCAGGGTGGAAAAATAGCAATACAAGATAAAAATAAAATATTATACGTTATTAAACAGGAAGGTAAATAATGGGATGGGCAGCAGCCGGTGCAGGTGCCATTAATCTAGGTACATCAATAGCTTCTTATAAACAAAATAAGAAGATGAATGCTCAGATGCAAGCTAATATAGCTGCAGCATTAGAAGAACTTAATAAAGTAGGAATGCCTCCTGATTTATCTAAGGAAATTATCTATCAACAATTTGCTCAAGCAGGTGTATTAACTCCAGAACTTGAACAAGAAATTGAAATGCAATCTAGTAAGATGGGAGAACTTAAAGAACGTGCTCCTGAATTACGTGATCAACAAATGCAAGCATTACAATTAATTTCTCAACGAGGAAAAGCAGGATTAACACCTGAAGATAGAGCAGCTTTAAATAAAGTAAGACAGGAAGTACAAAGAGATGTCGAAGCTAAAAGACAACAAGTATTACAAAACTTTGCAGCACGTGGACAAGGCGGTTCGGGAAACGAACTTATTGCTTCTTTACAGGCTTCACAAGCTGGTGCCGATCAAGCATCAGAGCAAGGTGATAGAATTGCTGCTCAAGCTTCTATGAATGCTCTACAAGCTCTAGGACAGTCAAGTAATTTAGCCGGACAAATTAGAGAACAAGATTACGGTGTAGACGCAGCAAGAGCTGCTGCTATGGACGAATTATCTCGATTTAATATTGAAAATAGTAGAGGTGTTCAACAACGTAATATATCAGCTCGTAATCAAGCACAGGCTGCTAATTTAGGTGAAAAACAACGTATTCAAGATGCTAATATACAAATGGCTAATACTGAAAAATTACGTCAACAAGAAGCTAAACGTCAATACTGGCAAGATCAGTTAGATTTGGCACAAGCTAAAGCTAATGCTAGAACAGGTGGTAATACAGTTTTAGCTAGACAAGCTAGTAATTACGGTGGATTAATGGCAGGTATAGGTCAAGCCGCTTCAGGTCTAGCAAGTGCTTATGCTCAAAATCAAACTAATCAACAAAATCAGGCTAATTTAGATAGACAATATAATCTCGAAAGAGAACGTTCTATGGGTATACGAACATATCAACCACCAATAAAAACAGACACTAGTAAAATTGGGTAGTAAATAATGAACGATAATGATTTAAAAAAACAACAAATTATTGATAGGATTAAAGCTATACGTGCAGAAGAAGCTGCTCGTCATAAAAGAATAGCTGATGTAGGTGCTGAGATGGGTGAATTAGGTGGAGGTTCAATTCCTTCTAATTTAGTTCATAATGATTTACCTGCTAATGTTATTGAAAAAGCTGGTGGTTCTAGAAAACAATTAGAACGTACACAACCTATAGCTGGTACACTATCAGAAGTTTTAGATAAAATTAAAGAAAAGGGTGGAGGTGTTACTAAAAGTATCTCTAATCCTAAATTATACAAAGCTAAAAAACTTCTTAGTATGGTTCCGGGTTTAGGTACTGCTATTGGAGTAGCTGAAGCATTGCACTCAGGTGACGTATCTGCTGCAATCCCTATACTAGATTCTGCTGAATCAGTGGGACAGGGGAGTGATATTATAACCCCAGAAATGAGAGCTGATCGTCAAAAGGACGAGGAATTGAGAGCTAAATTAGAGGCTCTTAAAATGGCTAGACAACTAGGTGGACCTGCTGATGTAAATCCAAAACAAGCATTACAAGCTACTGGTGAACAACAAGAACCAGATACTGACGGTCAAGATATACAACGATTTAATATATTCAATAGATTAAGAAATAGTTTTAAATAACAACTTTATACAGGTTAAATAATGAGTAAAAAACAAGCTTTAGATACGTTATTAGATTTACTTAAGATTTCAGATAATGCTCCAACAAGTGCTATTTCTGATGACATTCTTAATGTAAATAAGTACAGAACAGCTCAAAAACGTGCTAAAGATATATCTAAAGGTAATATCGGTAAAAAAGCACCTTATTCTAAAGAAGTAATGTCGGATAATGTAGATGCTAAAGATTTAGGCGAGTATTTACAACAGCCAGACATTAAAATGAAACCAAGTGATTACTTTCCAGAATCGAAAGAGTTTCATGCTCCGGTGTCTAGTCCATCTCGTAATGTATCAACACGACCTGATATGAACGTAATACCTAAACAAGAAGCTGGTGATATTACTAAATATGTTAGTAAACCAGAAGTTGTTTCGGAATTACCTGCAACTATTAAAAAACCTTCATTAGAAGATGCTATTGAGACATCAGCTAAAGAAGCTAATCCGGGAATGTCACTTTTGACTAAACTTGGTATCGGAGCAGGTATTGGTGGTGGTATTTATGGTTTGAGTCAATTAGGTGACGATAATTCTAGTAACATTCAAAGAATGTCTGTACAACCATCTCAATCTATTCCAGAGTCTATTAAACAAACTAATCCAGATACTAAAATAAAATCAGTACAAGGTCAATCTAATATAGAAAAAGTTCAAGCTAATCCTGTACGTCAAGAATCTATACCTTCTGATTTAGATAAACAACAATCTTATCATCAAGAACAATTAGATTATTTACAAGCTTTAAAACAAGCTCAACAACAAGCTAGTGATCTAGGTGTTGCTGGTGCTATTATTAAAGCTGGACAAGCTATGAATGAAGCCGTTACAGGTGTTAAGGGTCCAGATTTCGCAGGCGACTTACAACAACATGGACAACGATTAATATCTAACATTGACGATCAACGAAAAATGGAAGAAGCTAATCGTGAACTTAATACTCAACGTGATTTGAATAATCCTAATTCACCACTTGCTTCGCAACTTCGTATGAAATTAAGTAAGTTCGGTGTTAACGTACCTGAAGGTATGTCAGTAAATCAAATACAAAAAGCTACTGGTTTAAATCTTAATACACTATTAGGATATGAACAAAATGAAGCCGCTCGTAGAGAGTCAGCAGCTTCTAGAAAAGAAATTGCTAATATTTTAGCAAAAGAAAAAGCGGAAGCTAAACAAGATAAAGAAAATCAACGTGAATTAGAACGTTTAGATAAACGTAAGTTAATCACAGAAGAAGTTGAAGGATTTCGTCGTAATATTAAATCTAATATAGATAGAGCTAACCAGCTTATTGATAAAGTGGGAACAGTAGAAGCTACTGGACCTGAAAGTGAACAACTTCAAGGTATTCTCAATGAAATAGCTACAGATATGGCTAAATTACAAGATCCGAAATCTATCGCAAGACCTTCGGAAGTACATTTAGTTCGTCAATCATTAGTACCTGAATCAACAACTGGTAGAATGTTTATGAGAGATAGTACAGCTAAACAAATCCTTAATACATTTAAAGACAGAGTTGATGAAAGAGCTAATACTGCATATAAAGTAAGAGGTGTTGATTTAGAACCAAGTAAACCTAAATCTAAAACTGTTATACAAAACGGACATACTTATACATTAAACGAAAGTACTGGTGAATATGAATAAACCTAAGTTCGATCCTACTAAGCCGTTTGAACCTATTGATGATGTCAAACCTAAGTTCGATCCTAATATTCCATTTGAACAAGTTGAAGAGCTACCTGCTCAACAGCGAGATATTCGTCCAATATCTGAACGTGTTTCAAGTAATTTAGATCAAGCTATTGATACACTATCAGGGTTAGGTCAAGGTACTACTTTTAAATGGGGAGACGAACTAGCTGCAAGTGTTGATCAATTAATACCTGAAGGTGGATCTGATGTTGATGAACAATTAAAAGCTCAAGGGTTTCAAATAGAACAACCTGAAGATACATACGAAACAAGTCAGAAACTTTTCGAAAGATTTAACAAAGAAGCACAAGAAAGAACGCCTATTGGTTACACAGGCGGTGAGATTCTTGGTAATATAGCATCAACTGTTGCTTTAGGTAAGGTTTTACCTACTCCACAAACAGCAGCTCAAAAAGCTGGTACTACATTAGGTGATATCTATAGTAAAAATAAATTAGTACAAGCTGTACCGGAAGTAGTTAAAGAAGCAAGTAAACGTGCTGGTATACTAGCAGCAGAAGGTGCAGGTTACGGTGCTTTAATGGGTGCTGGTGAACAATCGGACGATAGATTACAAGGTGCTCTAGAAGAAGGTTCATTTGGTGCATTAGCAGGTGGAGCATTATCTGGTATACAAAGTGCAGGTAGTGTTGGTAAACAAATAGCTAGTGATTCTATTGACGCTATTAAAGTAAATCCATATGTTCAAGATTTAACTTATCACTTTACTAAAGGTACTGAAGGTATTAATACAGGTGATTTCGATGTTAAATCGCAATTAGAAAAGAAAGCATTATACGAACCGGTTGATGAGTTAACTAGTAAAATATTTGAAACTGATGAAAATCTAGGTAAGGGTATTGAACAAGTCTTAAATAACTCTAGACAACCTATTAATATATCAAATACTGTCAATAAGGGGTTCAAATCACTTAACGATGCTTATATTAAAAATCCTAGTATAGCTCAAGCACGTGGTGGTGAAAAAATATTCAACAGATTATCACAAACTAATGGAGTTATTACTCCAGATCAAGCTAATGTGTTAATGAAAGATATTCAACAGTTCATTGATATTTTACAAGGTTCACAAGGTACTGACGCAATGATGCGTAGTGAATTAATTAGTTTAAAAAATTCTTTACGTGATGAACTTATAAATCAAGTTCCGGGATATAAACAAGCTATCGAAAAATTCGAACAATTTAGAACATTAGTCCCTGAGAATATACTAGCAGGTGAACGTGAATTAAATAAGTATTCACCTAAACTTAGAGATATATCACCTGAAAAGAGATATGAAACAGTTCGTGGTAACTTAGAAGATATATTTTCAAGAGCTACTAAACAAGAAAATGTTGGATCTAAGTCTAATATAGCCCTAAGTAATATAGCTGACCGTATGGGTAATAATATTCAAGGCTTTAAAGGTTCTGATATTTTAGAACAAGGTAAAAAAGCATCAGATGAAGTTCGAGCATTACGTGGACGTTTTAATGAACAATTTACTACTGATGTTGCTGCTTCTGCTATAATACCTAAAATAGCTGGTTTAGCTAAAGGTAAAGGTCTAGCAGTTGCTAATGTTGCTGGTAGAGTAGCAAATCCAGCAGCTCAATTAAGTAAAAACTTATTTCAAGCACCTATTCAACAATTACAGTCAGCCGCTTCAAAATTATTAGCTAATCCTAAAACAAGTCGTTTCGGTGAAGCTTTAAAACAAGCAATTGATACTAATGATATGGATAAGAAAAAAGCAGCGTTATTTATTATAATGCAAAATCCAGATGCACGTTTAGAATTATATGGGAACGAACAAGAGGAATAAGATGAAGTACTTGGAACATGTAATGGTCGGAGTAGTAGCAGCTCTAGCACCAATAAAAGCGACGATGTTAACAGTAGGTATTCTAATCGTCATAGATTTGATAACTGGTATAATGGCAGCTAGAAAACGTGGTGAAAAAATAACAAGTGCAGCGTTAAGAAGAACTGTTACAAAATGTCTAGTATATCAAACAGCAGTAGTTACTGGATTTCTTGTTGAAAAATATTTAGCATATGACTTGGTTCCTGTTTCTAAGATAATAGGTGGTTTAATAGGTAGCGTCGAGTTAAAATCATGTTTGGAAAATTTAAACACTATTAATGGTAATAATATTTTCAAAGATCTTTTAGAAAAACTAGGCAGTAAAAATGATGTAGTGAAACAAGCTCAATCAGAACTGTCTAAGCCATCTAATAAACCAGAATCATCTACAGAATCTTCTAAGTAATCTAATAAGTCAGAGTACTCAGCGTAGTAGTCATCACCTGCTTCTAGTTTTTTCATTACTTCAATATAATCCATATTCTCTTTACCTTGTGCTTTCTGTTTAGTAAAAACACAACGATTTCTTGCATTATTTCTATTGTAAATTCTTCTTTTATCTGCTACTGTTGTATTAAGTTTTGGACCTTTGTGTTTAAAGTTAGCACAAATCTCCTCTTCAGCATAAGCGTTTAACCATGCTTTATCTTCATCTGATAAAGTAGAAGCGTAACTAGCTAAATCTTCAATTTCTTCATAACGAGATTTAAGATTAAGTTCAGGTTTTAGTGCTCTATACTTTTCTTTTAAACGTTTTGTTGGTTTGTCTGAGTTTACCTTCTCTTCTTTTTTTACGGAGATCCTTGATTTCTTCTTTTTTGACATACTTTAAATATTCCTCTGTAGCTTTTACCCACTTGCAAACCTCATTTAAACGTGTATGTTTGAAATGAACTTCTATTAATTGCCCAAAACGTCTTTCACTTAATACGTGACGTTTATTTTTACTAGCACAATATCGTTTATAGCATTTATAAATAACTCTAACTTCTACCCATTTATCTCCATCTTTCAAACCTACTTCATCTTTAAATTGTCTAAAATGATTGAGCAAGCGTTCAGATGTTAACAGTTTTTGAGTCTTTTTTGTTGTTAGTTTAAATAGTTCTGAACTAACACGTAATGCTGTTAAATTTAACCTGTACACTCTTCTATGTCCTTTTTTACGTGAATAATCATAGATAGAGTCAGGTAAATATCTTACCATTATATTATGGAATTTATTAACTGTCAATGGATTTTTTGAATAAGATCGATATAATTTATAGAGTAAAGCACCTGTTACAGTGTTTTCTCCATGTTGTATGTTGAATTTAGATATAAATGGAACAACATCGTCAAAATACTCTAACACTTCGTCGGTATCTGACTCTTCTGTTGTATCTAGTAGTTCTAATAGTTCTTTAGTATCTTTTCTACTGTTCATTATCTCAATAGTTTACCTGCTCCGTAAACAGCGGCTCCTGTACCTATTACCCCTAATCCAAACCATAAAACTCTTTCATAGTTATTCATAGATTTATCCTGTTGGAGTGAATCATATAATCGTTTATTCTGATGTTCTAAAAGTTGTATTTGGTCTGTAGCTTTCTGGATTTGTAAATCTTGTAACTGTAAACTTTTGTTGAGCGATTCGTTAATTGACCGCTGACCAACGAGTTCAATAACATCCCTGCGTGTTTGTTGAGCAACCTCTTCTGAGATAAGAATCCCACTGAACGGTGCTTGAGAACCCTTCTGAAGGGCAACACTGGATTCCGCAGCCAAAGCATTATTTAGGTTTCCTATTATTAAAGAAATCAACAAGCTCGTCACTACTAACGTCTTTAGAATCTCTTTCAATCCCATCTTTAATAGACTCACGTTTAGCCTCCTCTTTAATCTTCTCTTTTTCAATGTTAGCAATCGATTTAGATAAATCATCTAATTTTTCACGTACACCATCATTAGCGTTTAATGTGTTAGTTTTAGTAAATTTATTATATAGGAATAATCCAAGAATTGAACCTAGTATTGCTATTACTACTTCCATCTTAATCTTCCTTTGTATGTTTATCTAACATCTCGTCAAATTCTTTTTTAAAAGACTCAGCTACTGATTTCTTATAAACTTCAGTTTTCCATGAACCACAAACAGGACATGGATCGTTTACAGCGTTAATATAGGTCTCTTCTGTTTTACGTCCACATTCTTTACAGTCTACTATCCAATCCATTATTTCTTACCTTTAGCTAGAAGTTTTTCTTGTTTTTTACGTTCTTTCTCTTCTTGCTTTAAACGTTTCTTTTCTTCTTTACGTTTAGCATTATAGGTAGCTCGTAAAGAATCTTCTACCATAGTCTTTTGATCGTGACAAACTTCACATAAAACCTGAAAACCGTCAACTGATGGAAACATACGAACGACATAATCGTGCCAATTCGTGAAACCTTCAGTGACGGATACAACAGGTTCGATGTGGTCTATACATACCTCATCTTTTTTAAAATCACCTTGACACATAGCACACATATACAACCCACGTTCCACTCTAGCGTTAGTCAAGGCTTGATTACGAGCACTCCATCTATACGTAGCACGACGTAATACTGGAGTTAAAAACTTCTTTAACTCTCTATGGTATTGTTTTTCTTTATCTTCTTCGTTATTATTCTCCGTCATCGTCAAAAAAATCCTCTAACATTTCAACTTTATCTGCATATGGTATAACAATTAAAAAAGCTAAAAACGATATAATAACAAATAACGCTATAAATTTTAACATACTACCATCATAATCAGTATAAATAATATATTACGAATTGTCAACCTTTTTTTCAACATGTTTACAATTATCACATATTAATAAGTTAAATCCGTGACCACCAGCTAATTTACGTACGCTGTACTTAGAACATTGATTACACTTTTCAACAGCGTTAACTTGTTTATAATCAGAACGCATCTCTTCTAATGTTTTCCCATGTTTAGCACCTTGAATCACATCATGAACTGAAAAGCCCTCTGTGTTATCTTTTAAAAACCTTGACGTTTTATTAAAAGCTTTTTCATAAGTAGCTAGTTCTTGTTTTAGTTCTTCTACTTGCTTTTTAAGTCTTTTATTAGCTGCTTTAAGTTTATCGATTGTTTCATGTTCTTCCCTTTGATCTGAGTTAGCGTAGGTCCGATGTTTACGACCCATAATGCTCCTACTTTTTGTAATGATTTATTATACTTAAAGCCTCGAATGTTACTTTATCTCGACTAACATTTTCCATATTACCAGCGTTTTTAATGATTTGCAAGCATCTTAAAAGAATTTTGTTATATTTTTTCTCTTCGTTATATACTTTAGTATATAGTGATCTAGGTAATCTGTCAGTTTTCTTGATACATTTTTTAAGTAATCTTAAATGTTTACCTTGATCATGTACTAATCTTTGAATGATATGCTTTATTTCGATATATGATTTAGTCATTTATACTCCTGTACTTCCAAATCCACCAGAACCTCTTTCTGTTTCTTTAATATCAGTTACTTCTTCAATAGTTGGTTGTTCTACTTTAACGAACGCAGCTTGAGCTATTCTCATACCTTTAGTTATCTTTTCATACGAGAAGTTTGTAGCTATATTATCCATAATAATTTTTACTTCACCTGTATAATCTGAATCAATAGTACCAATACCATTAGCTATACGAAGTTTAGTCTTTAAAGCAATACCTGATCTTGATCTAATCTGTAGTTCATAACCTTTAGGTATTTCAAATGAAAGTCCGGTACGTATTAGTTGAGTACTGCCATTAGCTATTTCATAATCCTCTAAAGCATGTAAATCGAAACAACTAGCACCTGTAGATTGAAACGAAGGTATTATAGCATCTTCGTGTAATTTCTTGACTTTTAATGTTTTACTGTTTAACAATATAGGTTTACCTGCTGTATTATCAGTAGTTATAAATTCTACAGGTAACATTTTAATGTCAGGAATATGTACTAGACATTCCTTACAGTAATGATAATCAAATGTATCTAGTATTTTACCACACGACTTACATGATCTTGTAAACATATTATTTATTCCTTGTGATGATACCTTTTTTAAGTGTCCACCACATTCCGATATCTGCTTGTAATTGACCAACAGAGCTGTTATTTTCGATAACAACATCGTAGTCATCTTCAAAGCCAAGATCATTCTCAGTTTTATGATCGTCATATTGCCACTCTTTATCAGTGTCTTTACCATCTGTCGTAGATCGTTTGATTAATAAAAGAATACCACCAAGTTTTTTTAAAGCCCGACGTTCATTAGCATAACGAGCATCTGTAACTACTATCAATCTTTTACCACTGCTTAACATGTTCTTTATAGTAAGATCGATCCATAAGTCATTTGAAATATTATCACGACATACATCTGTACCTATAAATTGCATCATCTCACGAGGTGTATCTAATGTTCTACCATGACCAACATTTTCCATGTTTGTACGCATAACATAGTCAATTTCAACACCTCTTTCCTCTAACCACATTCTAATTTTATCTATGTCTGAAAAGTCAACAGTAATTCTATCGAATTGTTTATCCTTTAATTCATGATCATCGAAGTACTTTCGTTCTATTTTAAAAACACTTGTTAGCATATCTTTTAATATATCAGCAAAGGCGAATCGAGTAAATCCGTGATTTTCAATAAGTCTAGCGGCTGCTGTATCTTTACCACTACCCTTTTTACCTGAAATTGAAATTATAGACATTACTACCCCCTAGCAAATGCTTCTAATATCTGAATAGTCCATGCTTCGATTTCTCTGTTGTGCTTACCTACTATTTCACAACATAAATCTTCCATCTGATGTGCATTCAAATCACTTGATTCTATCAGACTTTCAAATACTAGCACATGTTGTAATTCGTGTCTAATAGTATGTGCAGATATCATTTCTTTTTTAAAGAAAACCGTATGTTTCTCATTATCAGCACAAGCATGATCTATGTAATCATCGTTATCAGGAGGATTTTCCTTTTCAAATTGTTTTGCTGTTAATGAAACAAACTTCCAATCAGTACCTTTGATGTTTAATGTGATTGATTTTTTACTACTCATATTACTCCAAACAAACCGGAAAACTGTGATAAAAAGGGTCTGTCCTGTCTTTAGTTTCTATATAATAATTTATAGTTAAAGATGCTTCACTATCGAATCCATTAATTTCACTGTATCCATCTTGACCTGATAATGACGCATTAAAAATTATTCTACCTCTACCGAACATTGTTTTTTCATGATAATGACCGAAACGTGCAAATCTAATTAATTTACCCACTTGTTTACTTCTTTTTGATAAATGAGACTCGGCAGCCTTTCTTGCTATACCTCCCTTCATTCTATCACCGTGTTCATATAATATAGGTGAACCATATATATCATCAACATGAAAAACACCGTCTGGTATAATAAATTTAACGTTTTTAAATCCAGCTAACTTACACATATCCATTAACATATTATATATAATATATGATAAACTTTCTCTACCCGGATCTTGAAATGTCGGCTCTGTACTGTTTCGACAATGATTTCCTGCTACACATATAAAATCACATTTAATACCTGTTGACACTACAGGTACAATATAATCTTCATATATGGATCTAACCGCTAAAACTACCTGTTCACTATTACCAAATTCAGATGCTCGTCTGGATTCTACACCATGGAAATCAGCATTTTCTATTATGTCACCACCTAAAAATGTTATAATACGTTCAATGTTATAATGTTTTGAATATCTATTAATTTCATCTAAAGTAACAGTTCCAAATTTCTTCATACGTTCTCTAGATATTTTCTCATTAAATGTTTTAGATTTTTTACCGTAATGTAAATCGGTTAACATTGTTTCAATAGTCATATTATGTTTACGTTTATCGAGCTTAGGTTTAATTATAACAGGTTTAGTAAATCTCGTAGAAGTAACAAGGTCTTTAATTTCACTTAGTAAGTCCTGTCTCTTTTCTAAATAATTGACAACTGTTAAATTCTGTTTAACAGCTAATGATTTGGCTACCTTTGCTCTTTTTTCAGCCTTTAAACTTTCAATTAAAGGGTCTGAATCTTTCTCAATACCTTCATATCTATAAAAAGCTTTTCGTAAAGCATTAGGAGAGTTTCCGGGAAAGTGTTCAGTCATCTGATCCCAAGTTAAATTACTTTCTAACCTGAGTTTAATTAAACGTTTTATATCATTTTCATTCCACTTAGCCATCTAATTTCTCCTCGATAGATTTTAATTCGTTATTTTTCTTAATTATAAATCTAAATACTTCATCGTGTTTAATTTGTAGTTCATTAATCACTGATCTCATCATACTAAAATCTTTGTATTTAGTCAATATATTTAAAGTAACAGCTATATCACTCATTAGTAATTCTGCTTCGTTTATAGTTTTTTTTAATGACTTAGATCGTTTAAAATCTTGTATTGATATTATGTTATTCATTAAAATCTTCTTAGTATGTATATACTGTTTATTTTGTATTCTTTTTTAAGACACTTATTACGTGTGTTGACTCTATGTTTAGTTATAGCATTGCTCCTAATTATATGTCCTCTAGGTCGAGGAATAGTAAATACACTAGCTCCTATATTATAGTTTTTATAGAACTGCACAGTTGCATAACTTAAACATGTTAGTAAATGTAGGATTGAGTAATTATGATTATCCATCTATATACAAAACTGCTTCATAGTTAGTCAATATATCTTCTCTCTTGAAAAGTTTATTATAAAAATAGTTTGTTCTATATTCATGATTATTAACACATACAAACCAATGTGCACTAAATCTAGAGCCGTATATTTTTAAAAACGTATTAGTCGTTAAATAAGCCAGTGGATCTCGTTTTTTGGAATGCTTTTTCATAATGATTAATCTCCGTTAACATCTCATTAATTACTTCTACTAATGTTTTTCTGTGAATAGCGGCTCTAACAATAATTTCACGAATATGAGCTGGACTAAACTTCTCACATTTTTTAGATGCTATTAATTCAGATGCTTCTTCTGTGATCATGTTCTTTTTATCAAAAAACTTTAATAACGATTGTCTAGCTTCTGCTGTTGGAAACCCTACTTCGATCTTATCGTCGAATCTATTAGGTCTGTTTGTTAAATTACCCATAAATACTTCAGGGTAGTTAGTTGTAGCGATAATTAATGTAGTTGTCGTAAACGTTTTTTCTTGATTATCAAGTAATGCTAATAATGAACTATCTGAACGCATACGCACTTGATCGATTTCAACTCCTCCGATATCTTCTGCTATTAAAATAAGTCGTTTAACACCGTGTTTATTGTAATCAAATGTTTTAATAAAGTCTTTAATTTCATGTGCTTCGTATTTATCAGTATTCCATACCACAACAATAGTATCATTAGTAGCTGTATACTTATTAGCAATTGCAGCTAATGATGTAGATTTACCAGTTCCCGGGGGACCGTATAATAAAATACCACGTTTAGCAATATCAAATCCGAATTCCTTATAAACAGGAGCATTCTCAAAAAACATATCAGCTTTATCTGTAATTTGTTTAGTGTTAATAAATGCTTCCATAATAACGTCTTTAGTGAAGTTAGTAGGTTCTAAGTGATAGCCAGACATATCTTTAATAATAGTGAAAATACCCGGTTTAACTTCTAAATTACCTCTAGTGAAGTCAGACTTATCGATATATTCTAATTGAACAAAGTTACCTTCAGGTGTTAAAGAAGCGAAATCAGACTCATTAATAATGTCTCCGATATTTAAACTATCTAAATTTGTCTTGCTTTTTACTACAAAGTGTCCCATCTATCCTCCAATATTAAACTTAGTCCAATTTTTATAATCGTCTTTACTGAGTAAAAGGGTATCCGTCCCATCCTTGGAATACGGATACTGTATCCAATTACCCTTATCATTAATATACTTAACATTTATTAAAATGTCAACATCTGTTTCTTTAATTATTTTAACAATTTTTATTGATAGAGTTGTAGGATTTGAATGTCTGTAAGCTTTACCTTCTTTTAATTGTTGTATCTCACTACTCATGTTTTCCTCGTATTTCATCTAATGTTTCTTGTGCTCTTTTTCCTATAGTATCCTGTTCTTCCCATAAATAATAATAAACCATGCTCGCTTCACAACTGTCGTAACTACTGCCATTAGCATAGTATTCAAGAGTTTCAATTGCTTTATTTAGTTTGTTATTTAAGTCGCTATATGCTTTACCGTCAGCGTCAGCTATTTTATTACAGTGTTCTAGAATTTGTTCAGACTTCTTTTCTTTAGTTGAAGCCCCTGCTATAAATGAACTCCTCATTACTTCCTTAAAATCTAGTAAGTTTTCACAGGTTTGCCAATCTCTAAACTGCATGGCTTCGTTATATAATTTGTTAAAATATTCATCAAATAATTCTTCGTTAGTCATACTTCATAACCTCTTTCCAATAAAAAGTGTTTGTTCTTTTTTAGTTCATATTTAATAAACATTTCTTTAATAGGTAATATAGTTTCAAACACTAGTGATGTATCGAATAGTTTACCAAGTAAACGAACTCTATCGTGATCGTTAACCCAATTCTGAATCAATTTAAGTTGTTCTTGTTTATCATAATAAACATATACTCGATCACCTTCAGACCATTCAATATCCTTAATAGCGTTCATTATCTTTATTTCATTAGATCGTGTACTATTAATTGTTTTTTCTGAAATAGTTTTACGTGAAGACCATCGTTTAATATCTGTTAAAGTCATGATTTCGTGAACATAAGTTTCATACGTTTCAATCATCTTAGTTTTAATGTCTTCAATATCTCGAGTGTGTAGTATGATGTCGATACATTTATTAATATATTCTTTAAGTGCAGGTTCTTTAGTTGATGCTTTAAGTGCTGAACCCTTTATCTTTACTTTTTTACCGTCATACAGTACATAATTTTTAGTTTTAATAACTATTACTGTTTCATAATATCCGTCGTCGTCCATTTTAATTTTTTCAGGTAATATACTATTAATGTCGTTTAATAGTGATTTTATCTCATCTTCAGAATAAGATGACATATCCTGTTTACAAAAAGAAATGGAGTCAGTGTCTGTATTAACAATTGTGAAATTATGGGTTAATTTTTGCACAACTATGTTCTCTCTCTAGTTTACAGACCTCTATGGTCTGATCATATGATAAACCTAAAGACTTACAATTGTCAACACATCTTAAATAATTAAAGCTATGACACTTCAACGTCGAACAACTCGTTAGATTGAATAACACCATCGTTAGAATAACTTTCAATATCTTGTTTTTCATATACTGTTTCAACTCCTGCTTGTTGTAACCAAAACGATACAGGGCGAGATGAAGCCCATTGTATAGCTGTAGAAATTACTTCTCTGCCTTTTTCAGTAACAAGTGCTGCATTAGCAGGTGAATTGAAATTTAATCCAGTAGCACCTAGTAGTCCGTACGCACTGTTAATACCGATCTTTTGTGATTGTTCTATATCCGAATAATATTTGAGTTTAGTTTCTTTAAATAAATCTTTATTTCTAAAACGTTCAAGTGTGAAAAATTCAACCATCTTATAGAAGTTAGCTTTGGGATCTTTTTCTTTGTCATAAATATTATACTGGAGTATACAACTAGGATATTCCGATTTTATATCTTGCTTTACGCAATTTCTGTAAATTCCGGGAACTCCAAATGATATAGCACCGGGATACTCAAGTTTTTCACTAGATTTAGGTATACTGTGTTTATCTTGTAAATAACTACGAACTAATAATGAATTTAATTGTGAACCAGTAGCTGATTCACACATAGCTTGGAACGATTTTGGTATTGAACGTGTAAAGTAAAACAAAGCTGGAACCATTAAATCATATAAAGATAACGCATCATCACCGTCATCAATACAATATCGTTTAATTTTATCCCATTCGTCTGCTTTTTTATAATTAAATCGAATCTGAGAAGCATCATAGAATACACGATTTTCTTTTTCTAAATTTTCTTGTTTAATAATCTGCTTTAATCCGTAATTTTCGTATTTTTTTGTAGCAGCGTCATAGTTTATAGCTAGAAACATTGTATCGATAATTTCTCGACCAAATAATTCAGTTTTAGGGTAAGAAATACTACGTGAACCATCTACACGTTTCTTATTCATATAGCTATCTATGTGTAAATATCCACCATCACGACCTAATTGTATCTTAGCTTTAGGTCCACGTATTCTTTTATAGATAAAATCTAAATAAGGTAAGTCATATCCAAATATATTGTGTCCACAAACAATAGCAGGGTCTATTTCACAAACCCACGAAGCCCAATCGTCAATCATATCAGCTTCATTTTCGTATTCGTCGTATGAAAATAAACGTTTTTGAATAATTCCGTTTCTTCTAAATGTATTACTGATTAAAAGAACTTTAGAGTTCTCATCTTTTTTCAGAGAGGTTGACTCAATATCGAAACATAGAATAGGTGGATCGGTATGCTTCAATCCTTTAAAGTATGTGTACCCATCTTTAACCATTAAAGCTTCTGTTGAGTTGAATATGCTATAAACATCGTAATAACGTTTTGTTTTAGTACGAAAGTCCATAAAATCATTACGTGTTTTGAACTGATTACCATATTTATAGTGTAAATTACCAGCAAGTCTTACTGATTTTTTACCTATAGGAGTACTACTTAATACCCAAAACCTATTAGGAACATCAATACGTTTAATACTGAAATCGTCTTGAAGTACATATAAATATGCAACATCGTCGACGACTTCTATATTAACTATACGTTCAATAGGCGATTTACCGTATATAAGTTTAGTAATTTCGTCCATATTATCCTAAAATACCTGATCTAGCTACTTGAATTTTAAACGATTCGATTGCAACAGAGCGTTCTTTAAATTCTTCTAAAACAACAGCAGAGTTCATATCGAATTTAACAGCAACTACTTTATAAACACCGTCTTCTTTAACTAAACTGAACGCTACTTCTTGTTGTAAAGGTTGTTCAGGTGCTTTAACTTCCTCAGATTGTGCTTGTTCTTCAATTCCAAGAGCATCGTTTACAATTTGTTCCGTAGTTTTTTCTTTTTTCTTAAACATATTTTTCTCCTTATGTTGTTACCATTTAATAAGTTGTGAAACTTTATTAACGGCATTAGTGGGTGTGTTTTCTAATAATGACATAACTCTATTAGCTTCTTCTGTTGATAATTTAAAATAATTATCGTCCTTAATTGAAAGATATGGATCATGTATAGACATTAGATAGTAATCAGGGTATGTAAAATGTGGAATTATTCTTATTATGTGTTTAGTATTAAACATTCCCACTACCGGTTTATCTAATCTTAAATACGTTATTTTGATAAACATTTTCGTTCCTTATGTTGTTACCATATCTTTGTACCGAATGGATTTGTTGTAGAAGTAGGTACTTCGTATCTAACTATAAATCGTTCTTTAATATTATTATAAGAATCTTCTGTAATTAAGAACGGTTCACTATCATCTTTCACGAAGAGACTTGCTGTTTTATTTGAATGTAATACTACACATGTTATTGTGTCCGTATTAAACAACATTGGAGACAAATCACCTTCTATATCAGCGTCATCGAAAGCCATAACTTCAATTAACATACTATCCTCCTAAAACGGTATATCGTCACTTTTAAATTCAGAATCCGATTTTATTAAACGTTCATTACCTGTACTTATACCTTTCAAAGCTTCTATAAGCTGATCTTCTGTAGTAATAGGTTGCATTTTACTTACAGCTACTCCTAATCGTATCATAGTTTCGCTAGTTATATTATACCCATCGTTTACAAACTTAATAGTTCTAACAAGGGCGTTCAAAGGTGATTGTATATTATCACATACAATTAAATCATTACCAGCGTCACCGTGTTTAAGTATATCTAGCTGCGGAACATAAAATCCTTGGTTAATAGTAAAGTCGAATGTTTTAACAAGGTTATCCGGCATACCACAAACCACTGTTATAATTTGCACTTTACAATCACCTACTTGTATATTGTAGTTGTTTATAGCTGTCTTTTTTAATGCAAAGTTATTATGAGCTTCTTTTACAAATAGATCTCTATCCTCTTCGGAAAAGAAGAACAGGTCGTAATCTTTAGGTTGTTTATTACGAATTAAATCACGTACACAACCGCCAGCAAAAAACGTTTTAGTTTTAATAATATCTTTAGTTGTTTGTAAGTATAAGCTGTCAACTAAATCTTCGTGTAATCTTCTTAGTTTCTTTTTAATATTTTCCATACTCCCTCCGTAGCGAGTTCCCTAGCGAGTACCATAGCGAGT